GAGAAGTCTCACTATATCCACGTATCCTTCAGGTGGCACCTGTGTTTTTGGTTGTGCAGCAGGAGCTGGCTCAGGTATGGCTGATGTATCAGGAGCTTGTGGTTCTGTTGCATCCTTTGGAGGTTCTTGCTCTAAAAATACTTTATATATACTGTTAACTTTATCATTGAAGGTCATACATTTATATTTAGTCCTCTAAACGATTAAAAGCTGTTTAGATTTAATTCTATTAAAGTAATCTGCATTTAAGAACGTTAATTCATTGCGCTTAGTAAATTTTTTAACCTTCTCAAAGGTATATCTTTCAATACACGATATAGATGCCAGCTCTCTCAATCCATTAACTATCTCTCTGCTTCTACCTTCATCTCTACGCAAAAGATGTATAAAATGTTCATAGGAAAGCGTACTCTGATATACACGCAGCGGGAGAATGTTAATTATTTTACGCATTACTTCATTTATAAGCTTAAGAATATGTTCTTCTGCAAAGTACTCTGAGAGCTTTAGATTCGGCAATTGATTTCCATGAAAGTAAAGAATGACCCGTTCTTTTGACTTTATATTAAGAACATGCTCACAAACATGCAGAATAACGTGATGATAAAAAAAGCGCTTTGTAGCACTACGCATCTTACCATTTAGAAGATGAAATTTATGCAAATCGTCGATCAGAGCACCATCTATATTCTTTTGCAGAATACTATTAAAGTCGACAACATGTATATTGTATTGCTTAAAATTTAGCTCTTTTAACACGAGATATTATTACAAGATATAAAAAATTATTCAAGCAATTTTTTTGGAGGCCTACCAATTCGTACATTTATTATGCCGTTATAATAACCATCACTCAATAAGACGCTGCGCTCTATCTGTTCCTTAATTTCATAATACGCAAGCTCCCACTTGCTCCCACATGCGCGTATAACATTGAAAATAAATTTGTCTTTACCGTATTTCTGTATATCAGCGTTCAACTCATTCGAGGAACTAGTATATTCTCTCCAATCTGAATCTTTTATTTCTATTCTCTTGTTTATCTTACCCTTTAATGGCTTTCGCTTCAACTTAGACTTGCACTGTTTTTTGCCTATATACTTCTTATTTGTTATTGTGTTTATTATTTCATAAATAAAGCCAAACGTATTTTCATTTATAACTATGCCTTCATGAAGCTGCCAATGACCTAAATCCATATTAATAATTAGCCAGTATTTACTACAAGTCAATTGCCAGGAAGAAATGTACGACGCTGAATAGGATACTTTAGTTTTTTCTTTTTCTTAGAAAATCTAGCTCCTAAAATTTTCGGAACTCTTGCATCTCCAGGTGCATATGCTTTATCATTTTGCGAAGGAAATTGATTGCCAAATTCTCCTGCATTCACTGTACCTGCATAAGCAGTAAACACACCACCTGCCCCACCGGCAGTATTTGCCATTTCATTTAATGCTTTATTAAAGGCTGATTCAAATAGTTTCATTTGATTTTATGTATCTTTATATTATTATTTAAGTTAATGCGCCTAGAAGATTACATAACTGAGCTAGAAAATGATCTTAAGTTTGATGAACTCAACCTCAAGGATTATCAGCAAAGATTACCAGGCATCAAGCACAAATGGGCAGGTAGATGTATACGTCATAAGCTGGAACTCATTACTCTTAAAAAGAATAGAGACAAACTCAAAAGAGCCATTGTTGATAAGCTTAACGAAATGAGTCCCGTTAAGCTAACAGCACCTGTAGCTGAAAGAACAGCCGAAAATAGTAATGAATTGACAGAAGCTGATGCAAAGATTAAAGAAATTGAACTGGTAATTGAACTACTAGAAAAATCTGAAAAGACATTAAACAGTACTTCATATGATATCAAGAATCTTATTGACATCATGAAGCTTGAAACGACATGATAGAGATAAAATTTGAAAAAAAACAAGCACAGCTAACCTGCGATTTTTTAGATGAAATTCGTGAACATTTCTCTGTCAAGAATGAAGCTGCATCTTTTATGCGTAAATATGGCCGCTTCATACCGCAGCGTACATATGCAATAACGCCTACCGGTAAATTTGAACCGTGCCTATTTTTTGAGATACAGAAATATCTTATCAACAGACAATATACAGGTGAGATAAAATTTGAAGATGAATTTAAACACGAGTGTACACCTGCACCTGTAACATGGCATGCCCTCCCGAATTTTAAGCTCGATCCATATCCGCTATCTCTACAGCTCAGAGACTATCAAGAAGAAATAACACGCACATGTTTGAACAGAGGCCGCGGAACTGTTGTTCTAGCGACTGCCGGCGGTAAGACACTCACAATGGCCTCTATGCTTTCTAATATCTGGGCTGCAAATAACAAATTTAAATGCATTATTATAGTTCCAGATCTCGGTCTAGTAGAACAAACGTTTAATGATTTTTCTTCATATAAAGTCCCGTTTTCTGTTTGTAGGTGGACAGGATCACACTCAATCGATAATGACACAATTAATTCTACTAATGTAATTGTAGCTAATCTTGGGATACTACAAAGTAAGAATAATGATTTAACATGGATTGAAAATGTTGATGTTGTAGTTGTTGATGAAGTTCATAAGATCCGTCGTGGAAATGAAATTAATAAATTATTTAGAAAAATAAAAACACCGGTAAGATTTGGATTTACTGGTACCATGCCTGAGGGCCCTCTCGATCAATGGAATATTATTGGAAAAATTGGTCCCATAATTTACGAAAAAAATAGCTATGAGCTTAGATTAGAAAACTATGTCAGTAATGTAAGTGTTCAGATTGTAAGAATATCATATAACCGAGATCCATTTAGAGATGCAATACACAATGTGTCCGCAACAGATCGTTATAGAGCCGAGCAAGCCTTCTTAATATCTAATACATTTAGAAATAATTTTTTAGCTAAATTATCCTGCGGCTTAAACAAAAATGCCCTTATCCTTATCGATTATATTGAACATGGTGAGAACATATATAATACAGTTAAAGCGACATGTCCTAACAAGCATGTTTATTTTATTAGAGGCGAAGTGGAAATAGATGAGAGAGAGAAAGTTAAAAAATTAATGGAAGAGCGTGATGATGTTGTTGTCGTAGCAATTTCAAAGATATTTTCTACAGGTATTAACATTAAAAATTTACATTATATTATATTTGCAGGCGGCGGAAAAGCTAAGATAAAAATCGTGCAGTCAATCGGCAGAGGTCTTCGCTTGCATAAGGATAAAGATAAGCTTATAATAGTAGACATTGCAGATAATCTCAAATATGGTCAATCACATATGGATAAACGCATAAAACTTTATGAAAAAGAAAACATCAACTTCGCGATTAAAGAAATTAAAGAAAGCTAAAACTGAAGCTTCTAAAAACGTGAGTAAAAAAGCCTCACGCAAAGAAGAGACAGCAGTAGCTAAAGAGATAGTTCCGTCTATACCTACCCCTGATGCAGCTGAGGTACCAAAGAAGATAAGACCCCGTGATAAAGTCCATTATGTTAACAGCCGTGAGTTTGAAGAGGAGATAAGAGTTTATTATAATACAGGTAAAATTTCTGAGAAGCTCGGTGAGAGCCTTACAAAAATTGCTAATGGACTATCTTACGCTCCTAATTTTATTAACTACTCTTATAAAGATGATATGATTGGAGATGCAATTGTTAAGATGTTCTCTGCTTTACGTAATAAAAAATTCAGACTCGATTCTGGATTTAGCCCGTTTTCTTATTTCACCACAATTGCATTTCATGCTTTTATTAATAGAATTAAGAAAGAGAAAAAACATCACCAGGCCATTACAGAGTATAAAGAAAAAGTTTATACAGAAACTATGGCCAAAAGAGATGAAGATGGTAATTGTTACATTTACATTGAACCACTGGACGAAAATTATAATCAGGAGGATTAGTGATTAAAGAAATAGCAGTAAGACAGCCAAAAATATGCTGTGTTGCTGATTTGCATATAGGCATTCATCAGAACAGTATATTTTGGCATGAAACAACCCTCAAATGGGCTTCCTGGTTAAAGCAGGATTTAGAGCAAAAAGGCATTCAAGATATCTTTATTCTCGGTGACTTGTATCATTATAGAGACGAGATTGCTGTTAATACAATTCATGTAGTTAATGAAATATTGAAACTTTGGAGTAACTTTAATATTGTTATTATTGTGGGCAATCATGATGCTTTCTATAAAGATAGATCTGATATTAACTCACTATCTATTTTAAATGGCTGGAAAAATATTACCATTATAAGCACAGCTACAGATACCAAACTATTTGGAAAAAATTGTGCTTTCTTGCCATGGGGCGCAGATGTTACTGATATTCAAAAAGCAGATATAATCTTTGGTCATTTAGAAATTGAGAGCTTCAAAATGAATTCTTTTAAGCTTTGTGACCATGGCATGAAAACAAAAGATTTACTCAATAAAGCACCACTTATCCTTACAGGTCACTTTCACCTAAGGGATGAACGTAAGTATGACAAGGGAACCATTGTTTATGTAGGTAATCCGTTCGAAATGGACTTTGGTGATACAGGCTCAACTAAAGGTTATTATATTCTCGATTTAAACGATTCTTCTTACGAATTTCACGAGAATAAAAATTCACCTAAACATAAAAAAGTTACACTCACAGATCTAACGCAGCTCAAGAGCCTAAGCGGTAACGATGCACAAGAAATTTTTAATAGCAATATAGTTAAGCTAATTGTAGACAAAAAAATTACAAGTGATAATATTGATATTCTTCTCAAAAAACTCTCTTTACATAATCCATTTTCTTTATCTGTAGACTATTCACTCTACAATGATAATATTACAGTAAATGATGATCAGGATTGTGATCTATCAGGCGTTGACATCAATAAAGCAATAGAAGAATTTATAAACATTTTAGATATACAGAATAAAAAAGAGGTTATAGAGTACTGCACTGAACTCTATAAAAAATGCAGATGAAGAATATTAACTTTAAAAAAGTAACAATTAAAAATTTCCTGTCTGTTGGCAACCAGCCGGTGGTTATAGAATTTAAACCAGGTTTACATATCATTACAGGGCTAAACAAGGATAAAGAAGACCGTCGCAATGGTGTTGGTAAGTCGACTGTTGCTGATGCAGTTTATTTTGCCGTCTTTGGTGAGACTCTTCGCGACTTAAAAAAAGAGTTTATTGTTAATAATATTAATAAAAAGAATTGTGAAGTTAGTATTGAAGTAGAAATAAAGCATTTTGATAAAACAGAAAATATACAAATTATTCGCACTCTTGAGCCTTCTAAATGTTATCTTTATATTAACGGAGAAGATAAAACACGGGATAGCATTTCAAATACTAATGAATTTATTCGCGAAAAGTTTAATTGTACACCTGAAGTTTTTCAGAACTGCGTTATAATGACTATAAACAATACAATACCGTTTATGGCCAAGAAGAAACAAGAGAAGAGAAAGTTTATTGAAGATATTTTTAATCTTGGCATCTTCGGGCAAATGCTTACAATTTTAAAAACAGATGCTAATGATAAAAAGAAAACGTTTGATATTGAGACAGCTAAATTTGATGAAGCAACAAAAACCTTAGGTAGCTATGAAAAGCAAAAAGAAGCTGCAGCTCAGGAAAAGACACGTAAGTTAGAAAAATATAAAGCACGCAAGACAGATAATGCAGCAGAGATTCTTATCATTGAAAAACAGTTATTAGCATTTGAAGTGCAGAGCATTGATAAGATAAACAGTGAAATAGAAGGCATTGAGAAAAATTTAACCAAACTTGATACCAAGCTACAGAATACACGTCATAATATTTCTGAAAACTCGACACTCATAACACAGCTTGAAAAGAAATTAAACTCTGTAGGTACTGATAAAGATAAATGCCCAGTATGCTTGAGAGGTATTGAGGAGATAGATAAAAAACATATTCGCGAGGAAAAGCAGACTATTAAGAAAGAAATAGAAGAACGCAAAACCTCTATCAAAACCTTTACAGACGAAGAAACACTTATCAAGGCTGCACAAATAAAGCTGAATAATAACATAACTGATCTAAAGAATAATATACACAACTACAATCTAAAGCTTCAAGATAAAGCTAACATTACAACACGCTTAGAGCAACTCCAGAAATGGCAAATAGAACTAGATCAAGACTTAACTGATCTGGATACACAGTCTAACTCTTTTGATAGTATTATTGATGAACAGAGGAAACGTCTCACAAATATTCAAGCTTCAATTGATGAGATTAATCAAGTGATGAACATGCTTGAAGTAGTTAAATTTGTTGTTTCAGAGGAAGGGGTCAAATCATATATTGTAAAGAAAATCTTACAATTGTTTAATAGCAAGCTTACCTATTATCTGAAAAAAATGGATGCAAATTGCGTTTGTAGCTTCAATGAATACTTTGAAGAAGAAATAGTAGACGATAAAGGCAAACAAAGCTCCTACTTTAATTTTAGTGGTGCAGAAAGAAAAAATATTGATCTGTCTTGCTTGTTTACTTTTATGGATATTAGAAGATTGCAAGGCGACGTATCGTTTAATTTCAGTATTTATGATGAACTCTTTGATTCTAGTTTAGATGAAAAAGGTGTGGAGCTCGTAAT